CGCAGATCTTGCTGCGCTGTCTGCTCGAGCATCTGTGTAGTAAAGGTTAGAACCTTCTACCAGATCCGAGGTTGTAAATGCATTAAGAGTTAACGTCTGAGTAAATACATCTCCGTTCTCAGTCGTAATTCTAAGTTGTGCAGTGTTGGAATCAAAGTGGAAGCTATCAAGAGCATCAGTAAGAACTGTGCTAATGCTATCGATAAATCCAAGTGAATCAACAGAGATAACAGGGATTCTTGTTGTTCCACCATATGTCCCGGCTGTCACGCCAGATGATGGAATGTAGAACTTACCTGAACTTTCTAAGTATTGTAACCCTTGACCGGTAGTAAAGTGAGCTCTTACTTCTGCTGAGCTTGGACCAGTATAAGTGAAGATGCCAGTCTGCGCGTCATAACTAAATGACCCATCACCACCAGCATCTGTCGCTGAGAAGTAAGACCTAATTGGCAGAGCATATGAAGCGAGTTCAGCACTATCGATTGAGAGAGCATTTGTGGTCGAATCGTATTTTAGACCTGTACCTTGGATTGCAGTGGCATCCAAGGAAGTGTTAAAGTCAGAATCAAAGTTAGCTTGAGTGTAAACATCTTCTACGTCAAAGTAGAACTGGCCGGTCGTGCTATCATACGAAAGATCGCCACCGGCACTAAAGTGTTCTCTTACATTTGCTGCTGTAATGCTACCGGTGATTGTACCACCAACATTAAGATTACCGCGTACAGTTACGTTACTATCAAAGCTTGAAGAATCAGTAACATTTAAGTTACCGCCTACTGTTAAATCTGAATCAACATACGCATCACCAAATATGCGAACGCCGTCTGATAATGTTGTAAACTTCTTGACACCGGCATAATATAGCTCAGCAGGATTGGTAAACCTTGCTGCAGTCTGACCATTGACTGTAATTTCAGTATTGCTATCGCTAACGAGGAGTAACTTACCTGACTGGTTTTCAATAACCAGATCACCGTTACTTTCACGAATGTTTGTGCTGGAATCGTTAAAGTTGACTGTTTGGCTCGTAGGAATCAAGATGCCTTGGTGATAGACATCTCTTAGATCTGTACGAGCAAAGTTGGAATCTCTAAATGTAAATACGCCAGTTCCAGAGTCATATGTAAAGTCATTGCTATCGTTACCGATAGTGACTCCACTTACGAGCTTACGTGTTTCTGGACCTGTGTAGAGGATAGTACCGGTTGCGGAGTCATATTCAATGTCACCGTCACCAGCACCTGATGAATCTTTTCTTGCAGCAAGTACACCACGAATGTCAGACGTATTAACACCAACAAAGTTAAAGACGGCGTTAATTGAATCGAATTCAAGTGATGCAAAGTCACCTGTGCTATTGACCGATATGTTTTGGCCAAGAGCCTGAGCAAGAGTTACGTGTTTGAATTTTGCCTGATCTGAATCATAGCGCAGGAAAGTGCCTGCGCCAAGGTTTGTGTTTCCATCAACATCAGAAAGGTTGACAAGAAAACCTTGCGCAGCAATGCCGGTTTTAATTGGAGTTCCTACAACGACTTTCTTTACGATAGTCTTGTTGCCAGGAACAACAACTTTAGTTACTTGACGTACACGTGTTTTTCCTGCACTTACAATGATCTCAGCCATTCATTACTCCAGTGATCATGTAACGCCAGGCGTTACGGTAATTTGTCCTTCAAGGATTCTTTCGATCACTGTGTTTGAATTACTATCTTGGAAAGAGATCTCTACATCATATACGTATCGACCAGATTTTAGAGAAGACGTTGCAGCGTTGTTTAGAGTAAGCTCTACAATGCCATCAGTTTCTGGAGATATGACAGATGCTGTAAATGCGGTTGCGTCTGAATCAGGAGTGTTGTAGGTTTTTTTCATTTTTGCTGCAACTGAATAGTCAAGCAAATTTTTCTTATTACCTTCGATATCAACAAGCTCGAGCTTAATTGTTACATCGGTGCCCTGATCAATTGTTATTTCTTCTTGTTGTGCCATAGAACAAACTCATAGTTAAAAAGTCTTTGTTCTATTTATACCCCAAAGATCATGAACCGAGTATGCTGACCAACCTTTAACTCGCATTCTTTGTAAATTTTTAATTTCAAATCATTAGCAAATTGATGTACGCTGCCTTTGCAATTTACATGATCTTCATGAGCATACATATCATTTGACGTTAAACAAACTAAAACATTGTCAGGTTTTTTAGATAAAAAATTATTTAATACATCATCACTAAAATGCTCACATGAAGGAATAACTACAATATCAAAGTAATCTTTTTCAAAATCAAATTCTTCTAACTTTCCCCATTTGTGTTTAATTTTAGGATACATGATTTTCCCAACAACTTCACACATTGGATCTTTATCCATTATACATACTTTGTGAGGTTTAATAGAAGACGTACGAATCATGTCACCAACAAGACCAAACCACCCTGCATGAACTAAAACGCTTGGTGATTCCATTCCACGCATTTCACATATGTCAGACAGCTCAGCTGTTAACCATCGCTTGATAGCCATTTGGTTTTCATTAACTGAGTTGCATATAGATATTGCTAGATCAACGTTGTGCGGAAATCGACGCAGTGAAATATCAACAGCTTTTAGAGCTTCTTTATAATAGGACATAGTATGAGTATTTATAAAAATAGTGTTGTATTTAGTCTCTACATAGACATTCCAAAAGAAAAACTTGACGCTCAGCCACCGCACTTTGGAGAAACAGAAGATAAAAACTTAAAGGCAAAAAGAGAATTTGCTAAGCATGCTGAGTGGCTTATACAAACACAAAAAAATTATGCTAAATCAATTGGAGCAGACTATTATATCTTTACATATGATGATGAGTATGTAGAATATGCAAAGTCATTACCAGCAGTAATTACAGAATATAACGTTGTAAACTTTTATAAAATTAAAAAGCTATATGATTTATCAGAAACTTATGACAACATTTTGTATTTAGATCTTGACGCTATTCCAATAACAAAACAAAACTTTTTTGATAGATGGAAAGGCTTAACAATTAAATCTGGTGTAGCTGAATCTCAAAGAGAAATTGGCATTGGCGAGCAAGCATTGAAAAGATTAAGTAGGCATGTGCAAAAACATAGTAATAGATCACCAACAGCAAAATATTGGAATGCACAATCAATGCTTGTAAATAAAGGAATTAGTGCAAAAAACGTAGAAGTTTTTAACACCGGAATTATTGGAGCAAATAAAAAGTCTTTAGAGGAACTTGATTATTTTGGCTCATTTGAAAAAGATTTAGAGTATATGACATGGTGTAAAAATGAACCAGATATTTACCCGCCTTTTATACAAGAATTGTTTGGTTGGGATAATGAAACGCTATGGGCTTATAAAATGATAAGTAACAACGTTGAATATAATAAATTAAGTCCATCATGGCATCACTTTATGGATAAGTATTCATACATTCCAAAAGGCACAAAAATAGTACATTGCATAAAAAAGGATTTTGATTTTGTCAAGAATTATATTCAGTCTGTATAGTGAAGATATTAATGAATGTTTATCTTCAAGTGAATACAAAAGAAATCAGTTCAAAAAATATAAATCGCATTTAGAAAAAGCTCATCGTGATTATGCAAAATTATGCAACGCATCATATAAACTTTACAATATTATAGTTAAAGATTATGATGAGATTCAATTTTTGAAAATAAAAATGCTTGAAGAACTATCTGAAATATACGATGAAGTTTTATATTTAGATTTTGATGTAGTACCACAAACTGATAAAAACTATTTTGAATTTTTTGATATGAATAAAATATCAGGATATTTAATGAATAGATCACCCTTGTATATGCAAATACTTAAATGGAAAGTAAATGAAAACTTATGGGATAGAATGAATGTATATGCAAAAGGGTGCGCAAAAAGATCTATGCTCATGCTCCATAATATGTCAGGCGATGATACTGTTATTAATACTGGAGTTTTAGGAGGTAATAGAGAAGCTATACGTAATTTAAGCTTTACTAAAAGATTGCCTGAAGCTTATAAATGTTTTGAAGAAGCATGTAAAGATAACCTTTACCCAGATGAAATTTCTAAGTGTTGGAAACCAAATAACGAAGTTTTTATAACCTATATGATTGAAAAATACAATGTACCTTTTACAGATATTTGCATGCCCTGGAACTTTATGCTTGATGATTATTCACCAAAAGGAGGAGAGTCATCGCACTTTCTACACCATATAAGAAAAGAATTTGAAATTAGTTTTGGAGAAATAAATGCTTAGAGTTATATGCGTCAACACTGGAACAAAGTATAGCCAATGGTGGGTTGATAACTTAAAATACATGATTGATAATTTTTCTGGTTTACAATACGATGAATTTGTGGTATTATCAGAAAATAGATATGAATTACAAGTCGCAAATAAACTTGTAATGTTTGATAAATTTCGCGATGGAAAAAATATTTACTTTGATTTAGATGTTATTATCAAAGGTGATTGCAATAGATTTTTATCAGACTCATTGCGCGTCTGCTATGCATGGTGGAGAGATGCTTATCACACGCCACTAAACTCTAGTATTATATCTTGGACCGGAGATAGGAGTGACGTTTTTAACCTATGGGATTCGAATCCTGATTACTATCAGTTAAAGTATCATCTTGGAATTGATCAATACTTACATGAGTTGATTCGTCCGAATCTTCAGTTTTATTGGTATGGCTTTGCGTCGTTTCAGACTGTTCAGCAGGAGTATCCTGAGTTTCCTGTGTATCTGATGAATCAGCGGCAGCAGGAGATGCTGCAGGCTGGGTGGTGGCAGAAGTATCTTTTGCCCGACTCTTCAAAACAATTTCAGTAGCATAGTGAACAGCTTCAAGTAAAGAATTAGATTTTCTTAGTTTTGTCTTAAGCGCCTTTTCATTACTTTTCATAATTTCTTCATTTTCAAATAAAGCAATTTTAATTAAGAAAAGTTTTTCTTTGTGCTCTTCTTCATCAAAGTCTGCAAAAATTGATCTAAAAAGAACTTCATACAGTTGGCTATTTAGATCATCAATATCATAAACCAATCCTTGCTCTTTAGCAATTTCTATAACTTCAGATTGAAAGCTTTCACTCAACACTCGCATGTGCTTATACGTGTTTTCATGTAATTGATCTTCTGTAACAATTTCCAAAAGATCTTGATACATTTTTTGTTTCTTATCTGCTTTAACATGTTCAATATAAAGATTGTCCGGATCTTGAGGGTCAATATATTGAACTTCTACAACTGTTCTTTCATCATTAGTAAAATAAGCGTTAAAAAATTCGTGTGACATAATTAAGACCTTTGAATTGAAAATGTATAAGTGTTGGCTGTAACAGCAGTTCCTGACGGATGCTCTTGAGTTCTATAGTCATTACCGTTTACAAACCTTTGCCTATACGTAGAACTATTTAGAATAGTGTTAACAAGTGAAGTTCCTCTTTGCTGGCCACTACCGCTCCAGTTATATGAAATTTGATTTCCATTGCCACCATTAGAACCTCCGTAATATTGTAAAAGCTCTCCAAGAGTAACATCAAAATCTGAAGAATTATAAGTTTCTAAATTATCGCCCGCATTAATCTTTAATGGTAAAGGGAAATTAGAAGTTGTCTGTAAACTATTATCACCAATGTGAAGATAATAATTGTTTATAGTTGTTGGCTGATCCAGAGTCTCACCGATTCCACTAGCAGTATACGCTGCAGCATTTGCTCTTGTGTCTGAAAAAAGAGGGGTACCTGAAACAATAGTGTGTCCTGCTACAATTGTAGAAGTAGATAATTTATAAACACCTGGATGATCACTGCCATCAACAAGGACATCTAAAGCTTGTGTAATAAATGTATCAAACATATCTTCTTGAGTCATAGCTCTAATATTATTATCACCAGTAAGATATACAGGATAACGCCTATTGTTTGTATCAGGTGGTGTGGTTCTAGAATCAGGCGTGTGAATAAGTCTATTATAAGCAACTGTTTTTGTAGTTACATTTGGAGTTTCACCTGCAGTGTCAAAATTCGTAACGTCGGTTGTAGACGCGCCTGCGACTTTGCGAGTATCCGTTATTTGAGTCATATTGCCGCCAGTGGTTGAACTAGCAACAGTAATATCTACGGTTTTGTATTGACGGTGTAAAAATATAACTCTTTCGCGAATGCGTTGAATTGCTTGAGTTGACATTGGCCGGAGCGTATCATTCACAGCATCCCAATAAACCGGTTTTCTAATAGCCATTATTAGCTCCCCGGCGATCTAATCGTCTTTACAATCGTTCCTGTTGAATCGCTAATAGTTAATGTTACTGCTGAATCAAACTTTGCAGATTGAATAGTTCCATTAGCAATTTTACCGTTTGTAACTGCTAAATCTTGAATCATTGCAGTTGTTAAAGAAGAAACAGCAATGTGAGTTGAATCAACTGCATCTGAAGCAATAATAATTCCGGTGACAGCATCAAGTTGTAGCTTTACTGTACCTACTGATCGATCTTGAATCGCATTTGAATCTACTGATAGATCACCAAGATTAAGTGAATCAATAGGGAAATATTGACCGTAAAAAGAATCTACACTAGAGTCAATCATTCTAGCAATAGTAGCAGAATCTTTAGAATTCAGGTTGATTTCATTAATTGCTGAAACTAGATCTGAATCTTCAGTTGTTGCCAGATTATCCAGATCTCCAAAATAATTACTTAACGTATTGGTTTTGGTGCGCCAATCATCAACTAAATCATCAATTTCAATTTTTATTCTACGTGCCATTTTTCTCTACCAATGCTTGAAGTAAATTTTTAATTTCACTCATATCTTTCTTAAGGTTATTTATATCAGACTCCATTTGCTTTTTTTTGCGCTTAGCCATTCTAGCTTTTTCGCCTTCTTCTGATGATTGCCTGATAATAGCATTAGATCGCATGTCTCTCATCCAACCAGGATGACCTTCAATATCGACAAACCTACCAAACTTTCTTTCTCCACTCATTACTAGGCACTCAACGCTATAACTCTTAAGTCAGTAAATTGTGGAACTAATGCATTATTAGAAGAATTCATAACTAACTTAAATTGGAATTTAGAAAACGCTGTTGAAAGACCTGAATCTCCACCAACCAAATATTCATAATCTCTAAAGACTGCAGGATTTTCATCAGTAGGAAGTTCAACTTCTCTAACAACTTCTGTCCAAGAAGTATCACCAAACAATTGATCTTCACCAATCGCTTTATAATAAAGCTTAAAGTCTGATGTAGATGGACGGTTAGCTGCAAGAATTACCTTTAATCCAATTGCATCATTTTCTAAGGTAACAGGCCGCGTAATATGTTTTGCTAAGCTAGTACCGTTTTGTGTATTAGTTTCTTCAATATAAGAAAGAGGATTATTTCTATTATTCGAATCGCCATCTTCAGATTGGAAATCAATCCTATTATGAATCGTCCACATTGAAGCTCTTTGCATATCAATAACAGGAGAAACATCTGGATTAAATGTTTGCATATCAAGCTTGAATGTTGCAGCCTTTTCTCCACTAAGCTCATTTACTCTTTGTTCTCTTGAAGGAATAATTTGAGGAACATTAAAATAATTGTTTTCTCTTCCAGCAAGAGTTAAATATGTTGAAGACTTTTGATATTTTTGTTCAATACCAGCAATAGACTGACCTGTTGTAAATTTACCAGTAGGTTGTACACTTGTAGAAGTTGGAGTAAGAGTATCAATAACTGGAACAATTTGTTCGAACAATTGTTGTTTAGACATTACAATTAAGTTATCGCCAATAATTTCAGAGTTTGTTGCATCTGAATCAAAGTCAACCTTAAAGAAATCATTATCAGAACTATCAATTGTTCTAATACCCATAATAGAAGATCCTAAAATACCTCCATAACGAGTAGCAGAATCTAGTCCTTTAATGTCTACCTGATCACCTGATGTAAATCCATGATCTTGGTGGAACACTGTAGCAGTTGGACTACCGTTCACAACTGTAACAGCATCTGTTGTTAACAGTGACAAGGCAGGATCTGCATTTTCTAAAATAGCGTTTGCTGTACTATGCCTAAATTGCGCATAGTGCAATTCAAATGCCATATCAATAGTTTGATCAGGTTCCCAAATAAATGAGTTTTGTGATTTGAAGAATGAACCAAGCGTTGGCTGTTGAGTAATTCTTCTTTCAGTAGAACCAAAAACAAACTCACCAGTTTCAGCAATATAACAATTATATTCAGTTGTTTCAGCTTTCAAAACAAAAGAGTATTCAGTAAATCCACTTAAGTAAATAGGTTCATCAAATTCAAAGTAAGTAATTGCCGTACCATCATCTGACACATTAACATCAGCAGGGTCCTTAAATACAACTCCTCCAGGAAGAACTGAATAAGATGCAGGTGCACCTTCAACAGCCGGCCTTAATTCTAGCTGAACAGGAACTACAGGATCTTTTGTAGCAAACCTAATGCCAACCTTTGTTACAAATATACCATCAGGTCTTGGAACTTCAAAGGTTTGAGCAATTGGATCACCACCGCGACCGCCGCCACGATCATCATCATCAGGTGGATCTGGAATTCTTCTCACAGATCTTGCTGTTCTTGTATCAGTTCTAATATTTAGAGTACGTGTTGATCTAATCGTTTGTTGACGAGTTTCTAAAATACCATTTGCTTCATAAAAAGAAAAGGCTCTAGATGTTGAATCTTCAGGCTTTGGTACAGTAATATCCAAAAGCATAAATTCTCTTCTGCCAGTTCTAAATTTTAAGGCGCCATTAGGAATAAAGAATGAACCTTCGATTTTACCGGACGCATCTGTGATAAGAGTTGATTTACCTTCAGGATGTTCAGTTGCATTATTAAAACGTGAACCTAATTGAGTAGGATCATCTGATGCTCTTTGGAAAGGTTCTTCTCTTACCCAAGCACTTACATCACGCTCATCAAAAAACGGAAATAACCTTGTTTCCGGTTTAAGACCTTCGGCTTTGAAATAAACCTTTCTTGATCTCATAAAAGGAATAACAGCAACGTCCAAAACTCTATCCGCAATAACTTCACGAAGTGTTTCACCTTGAACAATCCTTGTTACTGCTGTGGTAGTGGTAGTTGTAATTGTTCTTCCACTTTGGCTAGTATTTGTCCTTGAAGATCTACCAAGTTCTCTACCAGCAAGATTTGAAAGGTCAGTTCCTCCCCATTGCCATTCCCAGTTATTCCAAAGATTCTGTTGTCTTGGATTAAGTCTAAATCCACCATCAACCATTCTTGGCGGTACTCTTTTAACTTCACGCCAATCATCTGATTGAGGAGAAAGAAGCACTCGGCCTGTGTGAGTAATAACAGCAAAGGGGTTTACGTTAATAGTGCCTGAATATAAAGGCTGATCAATAAACTTACGCTCATCATATTTAATGTATACGTTATCACCTTTTTTAATTGTATTGGTAGAAAGATCTGAATCATAAAACAAACCGATTTGATCTTCATTAAAAGAAGGTCTTAAGATTCCAGCTCTTGGATCAACCGCAGCGCGATATTCAATGTTGTTAACGTCTGAAGCCAGCTGATCAGAAAAATTATCAACCAAAAATCCTGCTTTAGTTCTATCTGCACCGGTTGAATCAAACACTGAAAAAGTTCTTAAGTTTGTTTCAAGAGCATTAAGTGTAGCAATTTCTTCAAGCTGATCAATACGTGTTTCTAGCTTACCGATGTCAGCCATAGTAAACACTTTTGTTTCAACAAGATCTAAGTCAGCATCAGAATCATTAAGCGTAAATGGATTTAATTTAATCCTATAAAGCTCTAAAGCATTTTGAGGTGTTGGTGGAAATCTTGGATTTAGATCAGATTGACCTTTAAGCACTTCAAGATTACCATTTTCTTTAATGATTAATTTATCATATCTTGGAAGATACGTTTCTTGATCAAACCTAATAAGAGAGTTTGGCTTTGGAAGCTCGTTAATACGAGCAGTACCACCAGCAAAGTCTGTACCTGCATCCGTATATCTTGGTCTAAAATCAAGAACATCTCTTAAGTTAACTACTGTTCCATCAGCAAGAGTGTGATTTGGAATGTCGGCATAAGAAACCTGACCAGTGTATGAGTTAACTGCAAAAAAGTCTCCAGAAGCACCATGACTAAAATACTGGAATGCGCAAAATACATTTCCAGTTGGTTTAGAGGCACCTTCTTTCAAAATTAATTTTGCTGGATTATAAAAATTATCACGTTGGCCATTATCAATAATAAATTTATTGAGAATATCTGTGCCGTCAGAATCACCGTCTCTAACAAAATCTACTCTAAATAAATCTGGCTTTTCAAGATCAAGGTATGCGATTCCATCGCCGTCTGATTCTAGCGCGGCATGAACAAAAGTTCCGTTAGACGCTGCAGCAGCAGGTCCTGTTGCTGGTGGCTTTTGTAAAGTTTTAGATCTAACGCTTCCTTGAGATTTATCAACTTTTGTTAATACTTCAAAGTTTGTAGATGTTGGCCCACCAGAAATATTGACAGTTGTACTACCTGTTCCAGTAATAGTTAAATCAGTATTTGTTAAAAGCTTACCACTTGAATCAATAGTAAAAATCCATTCAGATGGAGATGCAAAAGTTTCTCCTGCACCTGTGAGAGTAAGAGTTTCAGCGCCGGAGAAATCAAACTGTCCAGTGAGATATCTTTGAACTTCAAGACTAATATCTGTAATTTGCTTTGGTCTATTAGTAGGTAGTGGGAAAAGCAAATTGTTATTAATTGCGCCTACTAGTTCTGTTTGTCCTCTGGTTTGTCTAACATTCAAATAGTCCGAAGTTGAACCACCGATTGATTTAACATCACGAAATGATTTACCGGCGTTCATTGAAATATCAAACAAATAAAGCTTATAGTCTGCGCCATCCTCTTCAATATATCGCGCTCTAGCTGTACCAATAGTAGTACCTAAGTGATTAGCAGAATCTCTTAAATTACGTGTTTGATATGCGTTTAAGTTAGGAAGCCTCTTAAACATTACTTCCTGTCTAGGATCATTTGTAGAATCAAGGAATACATAATTGCCGTAGTTTGCAGCAACAACCTGATTATCCAAATCTAATGTTTCTTGAGCTTTATCAATAGTATATGTTTTTGGAATAATACTTTCTGCGCGATAACCATTAACATAAGCCACGCCTGCAGAAATATCTAAATCAATTTTTGCGTCATTTGAATCGTTTTCATCAAACTTAACTCTAAACTGTTTAGCACTAAAATTACCATTAGTTTCAAATTGACGTTGAGAAACGTAATCTGCAATTCTATTATATTGATTACTCCCCGTTACAGTTTCAGATATTTTGCCGTTTAGTACTTTAGCAACAAAAACAAAATTTTCATCAGAGTCAACGTTAGATTCATCAGTAAGATCAAGTCTTATTCTATATCTGTCGGCGCCAGGAGCAGCCTTGTTTGGAAGAGCACCCTGATTATCATATAGATCATCATTATCAGTTGCCTTTACAATATCTTGAATAACCTTAAATCCTACTGTAGCAGTAGGTGAATTTGAATATTTCGAAAGAATAATAGATTGCGATTCAAAGTAAACAAAGTGACCTTGAACAAAGAAAGAACCTGTGTTAACAGAAACTTTAGTACCAGTTCCTACTGCAGGATTTGCAACAGTATTTGTTGTTTGAACTGTAAGGGTAAATCCACCACCAGAAATATCTTCGCCTGGTGTAAATCTAATTGGGCTTGATGATGATGTTCCAGTTGATGTTTTTGTGTACCTTATAAAAATCGTTGCAGGGTCATTTGTTGTTGCAGCAGTAGCTTCAACCACTACAGCCTTAACGCCTGAAGTTGATCCTGTAAATTCAGTTCCTACATAGTCTGTAGGATCTTCTCTAAAGGTGTTTACAGACGTATCAAGTTTAACAAACTCAAAGTCTGGATTAATAGTAATACCACCTGGGTTTACTGCAGCGCCTTCCTTAAAAATGTTTGACGCAAATCTTTGAATTTCTTTTTGAATGATAGTTTGCATTTGCGTAAGCTCTCTAGCTTGCAAAGCTCTACCAGAATTAAAAAGAATTCTATGATAGTTATCGCTATCTTTGAAATCGTCTTTATAGGTATCCGAAAATATTTTTTTTGTAAAATCAACAGCCATCTTATTACCTTATTAGAGTTGGATCACAACTTTAATGTCTTCCGTTTGATCGTTTGATCTTTCAATCGGGGTTCTGTTATCAATATATAGTAGTTCACCTGAGAAAGGATCTACGTCAGGAAACCTATACGCTACAGTATCTGAGTCAACACCAGCACCTTCAATAATACCATCACCGTTACCATTTTGCTCTGTTAAAACTTCGCCTTCTTGGAAAGTACCAAATCCGGTTTCTTCAGATTGATGATAATAAATCCTGCTTGAATCAACAAAATCTACTAAGCCTTTTGCTGAAGATGAAGCACCTTGTATTGTTCTATCAACCGTAAACGCAGTTGAAACTGTCGATAACTTAAGATATCTAAGTGCGTTACCAACATCAGCAGTAAATAATGGACCGGAGTATTCGCTATCAGCTTTAGGATTTTTCAACAACACTGTTTGTCTAAAATCATTACCAACCTTTAGAATATCATCCTCATCACCAGCAATTCTTGTGTTAAACATTAAAGAAAAAGATCTTAAATCTTCTCTAGGATCTGCGCCTATACCAGAGTCTGGACCAAAAATAGCTCTAGCTGTTGCGCCGCTACCGCCGCCTCCAGTTAAAGTGATATTTGCTCTTGAATATCCTGCACCAAATGCGTGACCTGTTTTTTGTCCAGATCCTGAATCATCCATTTCAATTTTTGTTACAACTCCGCCGAAAACTGTAGCTGTAGCAGATGCGCTTTTACCGGTGTTATCACCAGTAATTACAACATTTGGCGTGCCAGTATATCCGCTGCCTCCATTAGTTACAGCAATAGAAATAATTTCTCCAGCCGTTGAAGCATCCTGCACTTGTCTTTGGTTAACTTGTAGTGCGGAAAGACCCGGTGCTCCTGCAGAGTCATTAACTACAGTCACAGGAATAAAGTTAGCTGATGTAAAGTTAGTACCATCAAGAGCGCCAATGGTATAAAGATATTTCCAAATATATCCATCAGAAGTTTCTACTGGTCTAGAGTTTGTGCCCGTTGGTTTAACAGTAGATGTCACTGCATTACCTACAGCGTTTTTACCAGCCTGAATACACATATACACAGAGTTTTCATCTGTTAAAACATAATAAGGATTAGTAGGATATGCTGAAGCAGCATCATCATATGCACTATAAATTGTACCAGATGCCCAATTATATCTTGGTACAACAAATGAAACTGTTTCTGCAGTCTTTATAGCCTGCATACTAAGTCTAGCGTTTCTTTCATCTCTTAAAGACTTAATAGGCGTTGGCGCATCATCAGAAGAATCCCATGGCTCTGATCTACCAATTCCAATATAGTAATTGTTATCAGAATCATTTACATCATCAAAAAGATGATTAATAAATTGTCTTTTAAGTCTATCAGTAATAATTGCTGCCATGTCTTATCCTATGATACCGTTTCGCCGTATCCGCCAATAATATTCCAATTTGCATTGTCCCAAATTAAAGTTACTCCGTCATTTTGATCTAATGCAACACTTGTCCCTGGACCAAAATTAGTTGGAGTAATAGTAGCAATACCTGCGTTTTTATTTGTAAAGAACTTTTGTTCTCCGAGTGTTGTGCCATCTCCTAATGAAATTGCAATTGCAGTTGCACTATTAACAATAATATATGAAGTATTTACTGGCGCTGCTCCGGATGCAGAAATTTCAGTTGCGGTTTGACCAACCTTTTGTAATTCAACTACACCTAAACCTTGACCTGAAAGTTTTAGATTAACATCAGTGTCATCACCAGAAGCAGAAATTTCAGGAGATGCGCCTGTTGCAGCATTTGTAACTGTAAGTTCATTTACTGCGCTCGCTGCTGCAGTTATGTGAATAAGTTCTGCGCCATTAGCATCTGCAACCTGACCTACAAGTGCAGGATTATTAATTGTTGCAGAGTCTAAATTTTTATTTTCTAAAGTTTGTGCCGCTGTTCTTAATACAAAAATATCATTTGCGCT